TACAAATAAACCAGTAATTATTGTCGGTATCCCCACTGGATACACCAATATGAGTTTTACTGGTGGCCAAGGGAGTGGTTTCAAAGCCTCTGTTATCGTTGGTATGGGTGGAAGTATTATTGATTTCGATATTACCAATAGAGGGACTGGCTACGCAAACGGTGATGTTCTTACTGTTGCAGGAATTCCCACTGATCCATCTGTTGGTGCTGCTTTTAGCACTTTCAGATTTACTGTTAATACAACTATTACTAATGAGTTCTCAGGGTTTAGTTTTGGTCAACTTTTACCACTCTACGATTTTTCAAGTGAATTTGACGGTGGGAGGAAAAAATTCCAATTAAGACAGAGAGTGAGTCAATCGCCAATCAATATCAGTACAAATGAAGCAGGGATCGTGCCCCAAAATAATCTCTTAGTCTTTGTAAATGACGTTATCCAAAGACCAGGTGAAAATTATTCGTTCCCAGGAGGCACAGAGATTGAATTCGCCGAAGCGCCTGTGGCTGGTAGCAAATTACAAATTCTATTTTATAGAGGTTCAAATAATGATGTAAGTTCGCAATCACCGTTCCTAACCATCAAAGCTGGTGATACGGTTCAACTTGAAAGAAATCTAGATTTCCCTCAACAGGATCAAAGAAGAGTTGTCACTGTCATCTCCGTCGATAGAGTTGAGACAAACTTGTATGCAGGTGTTGGAATTAACACCAATGTCAATTTTACAAGAATGGCATCGGTTGAAAAACAAACCAGTGATCTGATCTTTGATGGGCAACCACTTCCCAAGTCTAGAGATAACTTACGAGCTCAGATAACACCCACTGCTAGAATTATTCAAAATGTTGGAGTCGGATCGGATGAAATTTACGTGGATCAAGCGTTCCCATTCTTTAGTGCTTATGATAACAGAACCTCAAGAAACAATGTGCCTGAACCTGGCATCGATCTGGTAAGAGAGAATAATATTACTAAGGCTGATGCAACAGCGACTGTATCTGTTGCAGGCACTATCACTTCCGTGTCGATCACAACTGGTGGTGATGGTTATATTGATGCACCTACCGTCACTTTTGGTTCTACGATTCAACAAACTAAAGCCATCGGTAAAAGTTGGACTCAAGCGACCTCAAACACTAATGTCAACTATCAAGATGTGGATTACACTCCATTCGGAATGTTTGTTGCGGTGGGTTCTACCTCAGGTATTAATACTTCACTTAACGGAACGAATTGGTTTGACAGTGGTGTCACTGGTTTTGGAACATTCTTTAGTGTCGTGGGGCTGACAACTAACGTAATTGCGGTTGGCCTTGGTGGTACAATCGCTGTCAGTACAAACTTTGGTGGCACATATCAAGCGTCCACAATATACACAAGATCTTTACTTGGATTTGTCAATGTTTTTACAGATACAACAATATCCCAAAACTTGAATTCCATTGTAAGTGGGTTGAACAAAGTCGTCGCGGTGGGTGCTGCTGGCACCATTGTGTTTAGTGATAACGGCCCGTCTGGTTTTGGAACTGGATTTATTGTTGCAAATAAATTTTCATCAACTAATCTTCGCGGGGTTGGTCATAATGGTGGTATCTTTATCGCAGTTGGTGATAGTGGTGAAATCCTAAGATCAAGTGGTGGTGAATCCTGGTCAGGGGTGACAACAACTTCTATTTCAACAAGACTTAATTCTGTTTACCATGGTGATAACAGATGGGTGGCCGTGGGTGCTGCAGGAACAATCGTTACATCAACAAACGATGGTTTAGATTGGAGTGTTGTTTCTGCTGGTGGCACCTTTGATCTTAATGCTGTATATTATCAAGATAATGTTTGGGTTGCTATTGGTCAAAGTGGTAATGTCTTGAATTCGAAAACTGGTGTCGATTGGTACAAGAGATCAACTGGTATAAACACTGACTTTAATGGTCTAGCTTATGGTGATAACAAACTGATGGCTGTTGGTCTAACATCAACAATCGCATACAGTGTATTCGAAACAGTCTCCGCAGCAGCGACTGCAACGGTTTCTGCAGGGGGTACAATATCAGCAATCACTTTATCGGATGGTGGTTTTGGATTCGATGTAAATGCGGCTGTTGAAGTTCTTATCTCAACTCAAGCCGTTACAAAAGAAAGAATCACTAGTGTTGAGTGTGAAGGTGATTATGGTATTGTAGTTGGTGTTGGAACTAGTGCAACTGGTATTAACACAACTGGACCAATGGTCAAATTTGAACTCGATGCAGATTCTTTCCTTAATCAAGCCGGTTTCGGAAATATCACAAAGAGTGGTATTACTGCTGGTAAATATTTTGTAATTTACAACGGTCGAGTTGGAAACGGACTTACGTCTGTTTACCCTGGAGGAGGAGTGATCGGTGTAGGCACGACGTTTATAGATAATGTTTACAGAGCAGATCAAGTTATTACTTCCAGTTCTGGTATTGTAACTGTTCATTCAAACGTGCAGTCTCTCGCTGGTCTTGGAACCACTAGCTTGACTAAGATTGCTGATTACAGTTGGGGTAGATTCTACAACTTCTCTAGAGATACGGTGAATCCCAAATCGTTCACGATCAATAATCAAAATGGCTATGCAGGTTTGTCAACATCTCCATTGGTGGTTCGTGCCACCCAGTTGGCTCAAACGTATAGTAACTTCTCAGAGACATCATAAATAAACAAAAAGTCTTTTAAAATGCCTGCGATAATCTCAGACCAGTTCAGAATATTAAACGCTGCGAATTTTGTTGCAGGGGTGGGTAGCACGACTCAATCCTACTACACATTCATCGGTTTACCTAATAGTGCTGATGTAGGATTAGGTTACGGCACCACCGACTGGAACACTAACACACCAGCTGCAAAGGATGGTTTCCGAGAATACAATGACGATTACGATACGATGATCGCATTGAAAAAACTCACATCGAGTGATGTGAAGAAGATGGTAAGAAAATATTCTTGGACATCTGGAACAGTATATGAAATGTTTAAGAATGATTATAGTAGATCAAAATTAAGTCCTCAAACCTCTTCAACTAATTTGTATGATGCAAGATATTATGTCGTAAACAGCCTTTTCAAAGTTTATATCTGTATTAATAATGGTCAAAATCCTGAGAACCCTCTTGGCAAACAATCTCTGGATGAACCAACTTTTACAGATCTTGAACCAAGATCTGCAGGATCAAGTGGTGATGGATATATTTGGAAATATCTTTACACCATAACGCCATCGGATATTGTAAAATTTGATTCCATTGATTACATTCCAGTTCCAAGTGATTGGGGAACAGGAGATACCGCCGATGTAAAAAATAACGCAGTTGATGGAAAGATTGAAACTGCTTTGATTGTCAACGCTGGTGGTGGATATCAACCAATTTCAACCACTTTTAACAATATACCTATTCTAGGTGATGGTACAGGTGGCCGCGCAAGTGTTACAGTCGATTCACAAGGTAAAGTATCCTCAGTCTCTATTACAAACGGTGGTAATGGATATACGAGGGGATCGATTAAATTCTTCCCTGGTGCGCCTGGTTCTGAAACAGGAGGCCCTATTTCAGGTCTGTCCGCTGTCGGAGTGGGGACGACATCTGTAGCAGAGTTTGAAGTTGTGTCTCCACCACCAGGAGGCCACGGTTTTGATGTATACAAAGAGTTAGGCGCATTTAGAGTATTACTTTACTCTCGTTATGAGAACGACGCGACGAATCCAGACTTCATCACAGGTAACGATTTTGCAAGAGTTGGTGTTGTCAGGAATCCAACAACACCTGCTGGCGATCTATTAACTCAATCCCGCGCTAGTGCTCTGACTGCACTGAAGTTGAAATCTCTTACTGGCGGTAATATATCAGATACTGTTTACACGGTTGATACACCTGTATTCCAAACAATTGGAGTGGGGTCAACAGCAGTTGGTTATGTTGCTAACTGGGATAACTCAACTGGTGTGTTAAAACTTTATAATCCTGTTGGCCTGGGTTCAACCACATATGGATTCAGGTTAGTTGATTTTGCATCACAAATTGGTGCGGGTGGTAGTTATGTGGTCGGCGGTCAAAGCAGCGGATCAGCTTTGGGTATCGAAACAAGCTTTGGTAGCTCCGCGAATCCTGGTACTGCAACTACAGTCGGTAACGCTAGTGTTCAACTTGGCCAGAGTTTTGTTGAAGGAATCGCTCAACCAGAAGTCAAAAAATATTCTGGTGAGATCTTATACATAGATAACAGGGCAGCGATCCAGCGCAGTGCCACCC